AAATATGTATGGGTTTTACATATGTATGTGGTGGTTTAAATATGTATGGGTTTTACATATGTATGTGGTGGTTTAAATATGTATGGGTTTTACATATGTATGTGGTGGTTTAAATATGTATGGTTTCATCAAATAATGGATAAACATCACGGTCGTGAGTGATAATAATAATACATTGTTTATATTTTTTAAAATCTTTGATTAGACCCAAAATTTCTTTTTTTAATTCTGGGTCTAGTGCGTTGGTGGGTTCATCCAAAATCAATATTTTGGAAGGATTGATAAAGCCACTAATCATATTCACGACTTGTCGTTGCCCACCGGAAAGGTTCTCACCTAATGACCCAGATTGTTTATGATAAATATCCATGGATTTATAAAGTTCGGCGATTTTGGGATATTGCATAATCTCATTCAAATGGTTATTACATTGTTTTGTATCATTACACCCATATAATAGGTTCTCGATTACTTTCTTATCAAATAATTTGGAGTTTTGATTGACATATGTTATATGTTTTCGGATATAATTTGCGTCAATGTTCTCGATATCTTGTTCATCAATATAAATTTTTCCACGATCTGGTTTATATAATTTCATAATTAATTTGACAAAGGTCGATTTACCATTCCCGGATAATCCAGTAATTCCAATAATTTTGTTCTCGGTTTTTAATTGAATATTCAGGTTCTCGAATAAAGAATGTTGATTTGTTTTATATTTGAAGGAAAGATTCTCGAAACGGATGTTTTTAAATACCAAATCGGCGGAGGGGTATTTTCGATTTATGACATCTAGATAATCCTTCTCCATATTTTTGAATTGTTTGAGAACCGAATCCGACCTCCCTAAGAATTCAATGAAATCTGGTATTTGTTGTATAATCGCCGACATTTTATCACGATATAAAATGATAATCGTAAAGATAGTGGTAAAAATGGTAATACTGATTTTCCCTTGGAGTTTGATATAAATGACATAACCGATACATATGAAAATCAATAAATACAGTAGTATATTCATCATTATGCCGTGATAATTCGTATTTGAATAAAACTGAAAGGCAACATTAATACTTTTATTCGTTTTGTTCGCGAAAATATCGATTTCATTATTGACTTGTCCTCGATAAATAATTTTATCGATATTATTTAAAATTTCTAATAAATAGAATTCATTAGCATTAACATATTTTTCATATTCTTCATTATGGTCAAGCATGTTCTCCCAATTTAAATATAAATATAAAAATATGAAAATATTACCCATTATAAAGATTCCACCAAGGAATAGGTTCTCGAATAAGAAAAAAATGGATACAATTAATAAGAAAGAAATATTAGGTAATATATAAGCGACGACATCATTGAATACCATAAAAGAAACCGAAGAAATTCGATTAATAGGTGAATTTAATTTGACAAAGTTTATTTCACTGAAGTTCTCGTTATTCACCAATAAAAGTATTTTTGTAATTTGATGCCGCATCCATTGTCGAAGCTTCGTCAAGAGTTTATTTTGGAAATATTTATATAAATTATATAATAATAAATAGAGTATGGAAATGAATATAAAATATTGAAAAAATCGGATAGTGATATTGGTTTTATTGTTCTCTAATGAATCGATGATAATAGCATTGATATAGGATATACCATTTGTCTGTAAAATATTGATGATAAAACTCGTGAGAACCATGAGAAAAATATTCGTTTTTTCTTCATTAAAAAAATTATTCAATAAAAAATAGACTATGTTCATAATATAATATGCTGTATTATATTATATGCTAAATATTTTCCTTACTGGTAGTATGCAGTGGTAATTACAAATTTACAATTGTACTTTATATTAGACGGGTGGTTTATATATGAATGGTTTCGTCGAATAAAGGATAGACATCTTTATCGTGAGTGATAATGATAATACATTGTTTATGTCTTTTAAAATCCTTGATAATATTTAAAAGTTCTCGCTTTAATTCTGGGTCTAATGCATTGGTAGGTTCATCCAATATCAATATTTTGGAAGGGTTGATTAATCCACTGATGATATTGGTGATTTGACGTTGCCCACCAGATAAGTTTTCGCCTAATGAACCTGAATCTTTCTCATAAATATTGATGTTTTTATATAACTGTGCTATTTTTGGATATTTCATAACTTCATCCAAGTGATTATTACAGTCGTGAATATTATTACAAGCATATAAGATATTATCGATAACTTTTTTATCAAATAATTTCGAGGTTTGATTCACATATGTTATATTTTTTCGAATATATGCATTATCAATGTTTTCTATATTCACATTATCAATCAAAATTTCACCACTATTACACTTATATAATTTTAAAAATAGTTTTATAAATGTGGTTTTACCATTACCCGATAAACCAGTGACTCCTATAATTTTATTTCGAGTATCGAGATTAATATTCAAATTATCAAATACTTTTTTAGTACCTGTTTCGTATTGAAATGTAACATTTTTGAAAGTGATTTTATCGAAATTTAATTCGTGTGTAATATAATTTTTATTAGTATCTTGAATAGCATCTACATATTTATTAAAAAGAGATAATACAAAGTCTGCTCTACCAAAATAATTGATATATTCGGGTATATCATCAATAGAATTTTCCATTTTACTTCGATATAATAATAAAACTGTGAATAATGCTACAAATGTAGTTTTGTCTATTTTATTACCAATTCTTAGATAAGTTAGATAATAGATAGATGCAAAAATGATGAGATATAAATAAAAAGTCATATAAAATACTTGATTATTCGAAAAATAATGAAAATCTAACATTTTTGTAATCGTTTCTTTTGTTTTATCTTCCACATTATTAATTTCTATTTCAGATTGACCTCTATAAATAATCTTTTCCATATTATTAAATAAATCTATAATATAGCTTTCATCTCTGGTAAAAGATGCTTCATAGTTTTTTTTAAACGACATCATATCATTCCATATGGTATATACATAGAAAATAATAGCTAGATTACTAATAAAGAAAATACTACCAAACAGAGGATTTTTATAAAAAAAGTATAATGATATGATTATCAAAAAGGATATATCGGGGATTAATGTACTGAATATTTTACTGAAAATCATATACGCAGCCGCACCAATGCGTTGTGTTGGAGAAGCTAAATTCAAAAAATTAACTTGATTCATCGACTCGTTATTTGCATTTAAAACCAATCTGACTATTTCTTTTTTAACCCAATTTCTTAGTTTTGTTAATATATCGTTTTGTAGTATTCTATAAAAATGATAAAGAATAATAAAGAAAATCGAAACATAAATAAATTTATAAAAATTATCATATACCGATTTAAAATTACTAGTTTCAATGCCCTGCAATATCTTTGCAGTGATAAAGGAAATACCGTTTATTTGAAAAATATTCGTGCTAAAACTTACCAACAATAATAATATTATTTTAAATGATTCTTCTCGATAAAATTTTTTAATTAAATAGTAAAAAATATCCATATTATATATTCCTTATATTTTATTCATTACAAATTTTACAATATTGAATTTCTATTTACCGATTTATTATTTTGTGATTTTTAGTAAATAAAAAGCTATTTCAAAACAATATAAAATTTTATATATTGATATATAATAATATGGATTTACAAAATATGGAGAATCTCGAAACTATGAAAAAGAAAATCGAATCTATGAATAAATTTCATCAAATCGAAATACTTAAAATATTATCCAAAAATCTATGTAAAATCAATGAGAACAAGAGTGGTGTTTATATAAACTTATCATTCTTACCACAAGAAACAGTTCAACAATTAAATGAATATATTAGTTATACCAAAGACCAAGAAGAATCGTTAAATACAATGGAATACCAAAAAGAAGACTATAAGAATACATTCTTTATTGAAAAAGATAATAAAGAGGAAATTGCATTATCATATAACAACTAAAATATTTATAATGTCATCCATGGCCATCATATCGAGTGTATTCCAACATAATGAAATTCCGAAAAAAGTAAATTTAGATTTATTATATGATATTATGCTTACCAAAGATAAAATGGATTCGATTATGAGCGGATATAATCATTCATCGAATCAAAAAAAGGAGGTAGAAATTATCACGCCGACCGAAAACGAGTCATTGGATGAAAATAAAAAACAAAAAGATGAATATATTGAACCTAGACAGCACGATACATTATTTTGGTGTCTTTATATTATAAATCACGGATATAATGATTATATACAAATTGACCGTAATTATGGCGTCAAGGAATTAGAAGAAAAACAAAAAATTTTCAACTTTTTGAAAGCAACTCCGTCGAAAATGAAAAATACAAATTATAAAATCACCAATATCGCTTTACAAGAAATACAATCGGAAATGATGACGGTTCAAAAACAGACGAGTATGCAATCGATGATTGCTATGTTGGTATATTATAATATCAATTTATTGATAGTAGATGCGAGTGAAAAAACGATGTTAGAATTTTGGGTAAATAAAGAAGATATACCTAGTATGAATACGAAAACTACGAGCGATGGTGCATCTACTTATGTTTTACATAAATCTAAAATGGGAAAATATAAATTACAAATGGAAAATATAGCAACTTATAAAATATATGAAATGAAGGAAAAATACGTCGTACTAGATACTTATTTAAAACCATTGAAATCAATGACCAATTATAAAGTGGAAGAATTAGAAGAAATCGCTAAAAAACTAGGGGTGTATAATGAAAATAAAAAATATAAGAAGGCGGAATTATATCAGTTGGTTGGTGATATCTTACAGACACTGGTGGGTTGAAATTGTTATAACTAAACTATTCATATTATAGTATGTAATAATATGAATTTTGCGTAATAATAAAATTGATTGGAAAATGAAATAAAAATATGTTTTAAATATATACAAAATGCTTTATAATACTGATACACCACAAGATACTCATAACGATTCAAATGATATGGAAAGAATACATATGGAAGGTGGTGCGAAAGAAGAAGATGAAAAACATGATAAAATAACCAAACTATTGAAAGAACAATTTGAAACAATGGTAGAAAATTATTTAGCGAGTCGTTCTTCAGGAATAGCCAACCGAGTAACTCCCGAATTTGAAATTCGTTTTGGTACGAACCCTAAATTATCTAAACCTATTTCCAAAATCGATTACGATAATGTGGTGAAACAATTATATTCTTGTGGGTACAAACCACAAAATAGTGACGGTATACACATGTTACGTATTCAAAATGAATATATTGACCCTAAAACTGGTATCACCAAAATGTCGAATATTCGTGCTGAAATTGTGGGCACAGACCTGATTCAAGAATACTGCCGAACCAATAGTTTACAAAAAGTATTAGATATGCCTTCTACCCTATTCAATAAAATAAAATTCACACAAAAAACATCAGCTAAATTACCGAACGAAACATTTATAAAACCACTCGATATGCCTGATTTCAATTTTCGTGTTGCACATCAAAATGAACAAGATTTCAATGTAAATACAAATATTGCACGTAATATAGTAAACAAATGGTCAGATTCCAAAAAATTATTTCGGTGTATGAATCGTGTTCGTTTTTATCATCCTGATATTCCTGTATTTGCTGATTTAAGTATTGTAAAAACATCTAAAAAATCCAATAGAGTTCCGGTTCCACAATACACTATACAAGAGGCTGGTGTATTCAATAATGTCGAACACTATGAAATAGAATTAGAAATCGATAATTCTCGTGTAGGTGCGGGTTCATCATATAATGGTAAATCACTGGTAGAAGTTTTACGTAAAACGATTCGTATCGTATTAAGTGGAATACAAGGTACTAAATTTCCTATTTCTTATTATGAACGGGATTCTATATTAACTGAATATATGCGTATCATACACGGCAAAGAATATACAAAACGAAGAATAACATCCAAAGATTTTCTCGGTCCTTCATCATATACTCTACAAATTGAAAATATATTACCTCCCAACGAAACATCTAGTGTAGCAAATATTCGTAAAAATTATACAGTAACAGATAAAGCAGATGGAGAACGTAAATTATTATTTATTTCAAGTACTGGTAAATTATATTTGATAGATACAAATATGAATGTTATCTTTATGGGTTCTACTACGAAAGAAAAAACTATCTTTAATAGTATTATTGATGGGGAACATATTAAATATGATAAACACGGCAATTTCATCAATTTATATGCTTCATTTGATGTGTATTATATTAATCGTAAATCTATAAGGGAATTTCCATTTGTTACTTATAATATGGAAGAAAGTCAGAATAAATATCGATTACCATTATTGAATCAAATGATAGAATTGATGAAGCCAAAATCTTTATCCGATAAATCGGAAAAAGAACAATCTCGCTCAACCGATTTCCGTATCCAATGTAAGACTTTTTATATGGATTCTGATATCGTAACTATCTTTGAAGGGTGTTCTAAGATTCTATCAAATATGAAAGATGGATTATTTGAATATAATACAGATGGGTTAATCTTTACACCTTCAAATACAGGCGTTGGTAGCGACCGTGCGGGAGTTGCAGGTCCATTGATAAAATCCACGTGGGACCAATCATTTAAATGGAAACCTGCCGAATTTAATACAATCGACTTTTTAGTATCCATTAAAAAAGATAAAAACGGTAAAGATGATGTACATCATATTTTCCAAGATGGTAAAAATTTACAAGGAGTACAAGAAGTAGTACAATATAAAACACTGGTTTTAAGATGTGGTTATGATGAACGTAAGCACGGTTATTTAAATCCATGTCAAGATATCATAGATGATAGAATACCAAATCCTGGAAATATAGATGATGAAGAAACATATAAACCTGTCCCATTTCAACCTACCAATCCATATGATGTAAATGCCTGTTATTGTAATATATATTTAGTACAAGATGGAAAAAACCTATATATGATGACTGAAGAACAAGAATATTTCGAAGAAGATACCATTGTCGAATTCAAATATGTTCAAACAAATCAAGATGGTTGGAAATGGGTTCCGCTTCGTGTTCGTTATGATAAAACCGCCGAATTACGTGCTGGTATGAAAAATTATGGTAATGCATATCACGTAGCGAATAATAACTGGCATTCTATACATCACCCTATTACCGAAGAAATGATATCGACTGGTGAAAATATCCCTCAAACGAGTATAAGTGAAGATGTCTATTATAATCGATCGAATGAAGAATCAAGTACTCAAGGCCTACGTGATTTCCATAACTTATATGTGAAAAAGAATTTGATTATGGGAGTCAGTCATCGTGGTGATACACTCATTGATTTCGCCGTAGGTAAGGCCGGTGATTTATCCAAATGGATACGCTCCAATCTAAAATTTGTCTTCGGTGTAGATGTTTCCAAAGATAATATACATAATCATATTGATGGTGCGTGTGCGAGATATTTAACCTCCCGTAAAAAGAATAAAATGATTCCCGATGCATTGTTTGCAGTAGGTAATAGTAGTACCAATATTCGTTCAGGTAAAGCGTTCGGAACCGAAAAAGAAAAACAAATCGTCAATGCGGTATTTGGTAGTGGGCCCAAAGATTTGACTTTATTAGGTAAAGGTGTTTATAAACAATATGGTATCGCCCAAGATGGTTTTCAAATCAGTTCTTGTCAATTCGCATTACACTATTTCTTTGAAAACAAAACTACCTTTCACGGATTTTTAAGAAATTTGGCGGAATGTACTCGTGTGCAAGGGTATTTTATTGGCACTTGTTATGATGGTAAATCCGTCTTTAATTTATTAAAATATAAAAAAAATGGTGAAAGTATGACCATATTTAATAACGACCGAAAAATATTCGAAATTACCAAAACATATGATGAAACGGGATTTCCGGAAGATGATATGTCGCTAGGGTATGGTATCAATGTATATCAAGAAAGTATCAATCAAGTATTCCGTGAATATTTGGTGAATTTTGAATATTTAATTCGTATATTAGAAGATTATGGATTTGTCTTGGTTACTAAACAAGAAGCAAACAAAATGAAATTACCAGATGGTACCGGTTTATTTTCAGACTTATTTCATTATTTAGAAAATGATGTGAAACATAATCCGGAATTAAAAGCGGATTATGGAAAAGCCTTGTATATGACACCAGAAGAAAAACGTATATCATTCTTGAACCGTTATTTTGTATTTAAGAAAGTACGTAATGTAAATGCGGATAAAATACACCAAATTATATCCAAAGAGCACCTGCTTACTGAACAAATCGAAGAAGAAGTACATAAAGAATTGGATATAGAAAAGAAAGAAGAGGAATCCGATAAACCACAAGTACGTAAAATAAAAAAGAAGGTTGTGATTAATAAATTTGTACCAAAAGTTGTTATACCAGAAAGTAGTCAAGTACCACCTATGGAAATACCAATCATACCCGCAGAATCAGCACCAGTTCAACCAAACCCAAATGTCCCGATTATTGGAAAAAAAATAATTATCAAAAAACCAATAAATAAATAATGATATAAACATATTTTGATTAAATAATATATCTATTCAAAATGACATATTATTTAATACCAAAAACTAGTTTTTTTATAACGAAACATATAGATTGTATTTCAGAAGAAATACCACCAAATATATATATATCCAATACATTATCTACATATTTATATGATTTAAAAGAAAAATTAGATAAGCACGAAAATGAATGGGATATTTTCAAAAAATATACGAATCCGTACGAATATATTCATTCCATGGTTCCATATAAGAAAAAATCGATTTCTAAGTGCAAACCATTATCACGCTCTTATTTTAAAATGGTTGAAATTATAAACATATTTGGTTTATTTGATGTTGTAAATAAACCTATCAGGTGCTTTCATCTAGCAGAAGGTCCCGGAGGATTTATCGAAGCATTTGCAAATACACGTAAATGTAAAAATGATGTATACATAGGTATGACATTAATGGATTCTAAAAATGATTATAATATTCCTGGATGGAAAAAAAGTAATGATTTTTTAACAAAAAATGAAAACGTTTTTATTGAAACGGGTGCTGATAATACCGGCAATATACTATCGGTGGATAATTTTATACATTGTAGAGATACATATAATGCATCTATGGATTTTATTACAGCCGACGGTGGGTTCGATTTTTCATTTGATTTCAATAAACAAGAAGTGACTATAGCCAAGTTGTTATTTGCCCAAATTGCTTATGCTATTATGTTACAAAACAAGGGAGGAACTTTTATCTTGAAAATTTTCGATTGTTTTATGCAACATAGTGTTGATTTATTATATATATTGGCTGCTTTCTATGATAAAGTCTATATTATAAAGCCACAAACAAGTCGTTATGCTAATTCGGAAAAATATTTAGTATGTCGAGGATTTTTATTTTCAACAAATGAGAAATTCTATCCATATTTTTTAAATGCATTTCAAAATATGACACATATGAAAGATAATGTATGCATACATCGATTTTTAACAATTCCTTTATCTCATTGTTTTATTGCAAAAATAGAAGAAATCAATGCAATACTCGGACAACAACAAATCGAAAACATACATTATACTATTTCCTTAATTGAAAATAAACATAAACAAGATAAAATCGATAATTTAATTCGAATTAATATTCAAAAATGTACCCAATGGTGTTTACGTAACAATATTGAACATAATACGTTTAATCAGCCATCTAATATATTTTTGAAAGAGCCTATGAATAATAGTAAAATCGATAATGATTTACCTATTTTTCTTGAACTATATGAAAATGATGAAAACTCCAATCATTCATTTTATGATGGCGATATACCCATCCAACAAAATCCTATTGTAAATGAAGAGTTTGCCTCATTATAACACATAAATAATATTTTCGTAAATATTATCTATTTATTAACAATTCGCTTCGCTTAACCATTCGCTTCGCTTAACAATTCGCTTCGCTTAACCATTAAATGTCTTATTCGTACAACATTTTACTTCATCTGAATATTTATTGAATACCGGTGTTTTGGTCATTGGATATCCTATCTTATCTTTAATTGTATATCCATTTGCAGGAACCCCATAAGCCATTGCATTCGCAACTTGTAATCCATATGCACTTCTATATATTTCAGTATTACAAGTGATGGTGTCATATTTTTTTCGACATACTAGAGAGCTAGATGATACACCTCCTTGTTGTGCGAATTTTGGATTACTTGGTTTATAATATAACGGAATATATAATGGTTTGATTTCTGGTTTTGTTGATGATTTAAATACGCTTAAAGTGCTAGATATTAATTGTGCTACCGGTAGCGTTACATAACTATTATTCGTTGGGTTTGACGATGCAATATCATATTCCATCAATGAATTATCTATAATTGCTATCATATAATTAGGATATCTGGCTGCTTGAAAACCAATAACTGATTTAAATATATTATCATTGATAATAACTACAGGAGTAAATGCAGCAGAACTTGGTATTGACCACGTTGAAATAAGAGAACCATCTAATTTGTTAGGGTCGATAGGAAGAGTATAATATGGAAAAATACTACTACTAATGTTTTGCACTTGTAATTCTACTTTATCAGTGTATATATTATATAAAAAATTCATAAAAAATAAATGTGATTTGTTTGATGCATTTACTAAATAATGACAATTTGCAGACATCACATATTGAAAACGGGCATTGATATCGGCAACTGTATAATATCCAGCAGATAAATCTACTGTATATGTTTGTGGTCCTACATAATCTCCTTCGGCAGGTTGATATGCTTCAAACCATTGATATTGGAAACTTGTATCCACTGGTAAATAATATTTTTGACAATGATTAATTCCACTAGCTGCATATACATTCTGTTTTGATAATGGGTCACCTGGTGTTACCGCTGAATCGCCTTTTTTAATATAATTATATTGATTTTGTTGAAATGTGCGGTTTCTACTCACCAAATATTGATTGGTTGATGTTGCATAGGTATCATTGTTTTTTGAAACATCAAATTGACGTTTTATCATTCCTCCACTTCTTAATCTACGTAATGCATTTGATGCTGGGTTAAAACATTGAGCTGATGTATTGCAATAAAATCTTTCGGTTTTATTTTCGGTTAAATTGATATCTAAAGTGTTTTCTAAACCATTATGATTATTCTTTGCAGTTGAGTTTATTATACTACCATTTGGACTATTTAGTAAATCTATAGAACTAGATAATCGTGAATCACAACTATTTGAATCATTTGTTACAATCTCTCGTCTATATATTTTTAAAGGTTGTCCTTTAAAGAAAATATTTTTCGATGTTGCGTCCGTTCTACTATTCAATTGTATTTTTGATGTAATTTGATTAAATGTTTTCCCCTTCCAAGATATTAGTGGTATTTCATTCATATTTAATCTAGCAGACATTTTCTATATAATATATATATATATAGAACAAAATATTATATGAATAATCTCATAAAAATATTATTAGGAATATTATTCGTTTTTATTATTATATTATGTATATTAAAACAACCTTTAAATAAATGTCATCATAATAAAGAAGGTATCGATAATACAATGGACGATTCCAAACAAGACCCAGATGAATTAGAGAATAATATAAGATTTATAAAAAATACATTAACTTCTATGCAACCTACAATTGCTACTCAAGCTAGTTTAGATATGATAATAACAACATTAAATGGTATCAAAAAAGATATAGCTAATATAAACACAAGATATAGATAATCATACATATATTTAATGATAAACTAAATAAAAACTTTACATCAATAATATGTATCTATGAACATTATTATCGATATTTCAAATTATAACCTAGGATATACATATTTTTTAGATTCTAAGCGAAATATGGTAATTGAAGGTACCTTTTCAAAAATTGTTTACTCTAATCAATATTTCACACTGAATGGTATTTATATTCACTTACCATTTGAAGTTGAATCTATTGACCGTAATCTTAAAAAATATATACTAAAATTCTATCCATCTTCTAAAATAAATACGCCTATCGTACAAGAATTAAATCGTATGGAACACAAAATTATTGAATATTTTAAGCAAATGAATGGGGTTAATCATAAAAAATCTTCTTATTCGCTTACCAAACAATTATTCTCTGGTAGTTTGAAAGTGTATAAAGATTATACTCGGAATATAACGAGTGATTCTAATATTACATATGTTATTATTATTTCAGGTATATGGGAAACTTGTGAAGAAGTCGGAATTACATATAAAGTTGTCGAATCTTCACCTGTTTAAATTTATTTTTTAAATATATATTTATTTATCTCATAAATATATATTTGTATGTATCGTATAATCAAAAATTATTTTTATTTCATTGTAATAATATTATTAATCATTATTTTTTATTTTAGTTATAATAATGCTATAAAAGAACCATTCGGTTATGATGATAATCCAACTACATTTACTGAACCAAAAGTATATCCAAATATAATTAATGAAGATGAAGCAAAATATATTTTAGAAAAATCAAAAGATAATTTTAGCGAGAGTCTTGTTATGTCTGGGTATGAATCTTCTATTCGTAAAAGTCAAACATGCTGGTTATCTAAATCTGACCCTACCATTCGAAATATTATTCAGCGTGTATGTGATATCAATAATATTCCCATCGATAATGCGGAAGATTTACAAGTTGTTAAATATAAACCCAATGGTTATTATAATGAACATCATGATTCTTGCTGTGATGATAATGCAATGTGTAAAGATTTTATAAAACGTGGCGGTAATCGAATGGTTACTATGGTTATCTATTTAAATGATGGTTTCGAAGGGGGGGCTACTAAATTTATTAAATTGAATAAAGAATTCAAACCCGATAAATATAGTGGTATTCTTTTTTATTCGATGAATAAAAACAAAGATAAATGTCATTCACTATCTATGCACGCTGGATTACCTATTACTTCTGGTGAAAAATATATCGCCAATGTCTGGCTACGTGAAAATAAATTTACATAAGTTAAAAAATTGAATTACTTTTTATTGTTTATATTAATAGAACACTACCCCCAAACAAGCCCTATTCCAAACCCAAATTCAAGAAATGACAACCGAGATTCAATTTATGAAGAATAAGATAATTGTGCATGGAAACACGCCCGATAACATCATTGATAAAATCAAACTACCAAAAACATCGAATATAGTACAATTACATATGAATCGTTTAAACCTCCCGTATGATGTAGTTAATGTCATTAAATCATTCTTATTTTATGACATTAAAACTTATGTTGTTATACTAAATATAAAAATACAAAAACAAATCACGCATATTCTTTTTATGAATGATGCAATCTCACGTGCGAATAAATTTGATAACAATCCATCTTATTCAGATAATGAAGAAGACTGGGCATTTGGATTCTCAGGACGCCATTATACAGAAAATTTACAATTACAAGGTACAAACTGTGGTCGTTGTGGCAATTATAAAGTAAATACCAATATGTATGATTTTGAACACTCTAATCATATTTATTGCGCGTGCCATATAATAGATGATGGATGGAATACAGATGACTTGTATTCAGACGATGAAGATGAATACGAAGAACCATACGATTATTAATACTAATTATTATGTAAAAATAGAAAAAACGAAAAATATGAATTCATTCCGATAATCAATGATTTATTGGTTTGAATTCATATTTTTTACACACATCCACTCCTACATTTACTAATCGTTTTCTTTCATCAATATTCGATACCCCAATATAAATATCATATAATGACATGGGTGGGCATTCGACTTCTATTTCATATCTTATTTTGGGCTGATTTATACGATTATTCAATAACCTTTCGGTGACATTATAAAAAATAGTAAATATATAGTCGATTAATGATGAGTGCTCGTGTACCCGATTATTCTCGGTATTTACTACAGATGTACGTGTAATACCCAACATTTCATCGGGGTCAGCACCATTGTTTATACATTCTTTTACCGGATAATTCGCAAAAAATCCACCATCACTATAACATATATTATTTATGAAAAGCGGTTGCATCAAGATGGGTAATGCACACGATGCATATACCGCATCTACCATCAACCAATCAGGATGTGTTTTATATGAAAAATCTATGATTTCGAAGGTATTGATACTCGTGGCAAAAAAATGTAATTCTATCCCTATAATATCATAAAATTCTTTCATCGTCACCGTAATCGGTATATCCTTACCTTTAAATACTGGTAATAATGTATTCTCTACCACCTTTTTATTAAAAATACCTTTCGTCTGAAAGGTCTGGAATATCTTCTCCATATCAAAATTATATACCGTATGCCACGGGCGTTTGATAATATAATCATCCAATGTATCCCAATCATATTTTAATGAAAGTATCGTTGCAAACATTGCACCTACCGAAGTCCCATAAAACGTTTTGATATTATGAATATCCCATAAACCTTGTTTCGCCGTTTCTTTCAACGCACCATAAAATGAAAATCCAGCAATACCTCCTCCTGATAATATTATATGTTTTATCGTTTTTTCTTTTGATTCTATTTGTTCTTTTGTTTTTATTTGTTCTTTTGTTTTTATTTGTTCTTTTGTTTTTATTTGTTCTTTTGTTTTTATTTGTTCTTTTGTTTTTATTTGTTCTTCTATGTTTTCTGTCATATAATAATAATACTGTAAAAGTTTTATATTTTTTTCTATGAATACAATAAAATGTCCTCCTTTTTATTCGTAAGTGACGAAGAAGCCAATCGTAAAATAAACATCGATGATTTATATGAAAAAAACCAACAACGTGACCTTAAACAAGTATCTATTTTTAATAAAATTCTCAATCGTATCCATAAACGTATTATGACGACGTCCCGTACCAAAGTAAATGATAAACATATTTGGTTCACTGTACCCGAATATATTTTCGGAGAACCCTGTTATAAAAAAGGAGATTGTGTAGGATATTTAGTCGTAAACTTAGAAGAAAATGGATTTCAAGTACGCTTTGTTTATCCTAACACGCTTTTTGTTTCTTGGAAAAATTGGGTACCTTCGTATGTAAGAAGCGAAGTCAAGAAAAAAACGGGTATGGTCATTGATGAAAAGGGTAATGTTATATCCAAAAAAGGGGAAGATGAACCTGATATGAATTCACGAATATTAAATGATAAGGGTGCCGATGCTAAAAAAGACCAACGTCAATATACTCCTATTAATCAATATAAACCCACCGGCAATTTAGTATATAATCAAGATATGTTTGAAAAATTGGAAAAGAAAATTTTACTATAAAATTGAACCAACATAAAGTTATTATTCTATTATTATTAGAAATCTATGCAAATATCTGATAATAAGTTCACACCGTTGAAGATTTCAAATGGTACGCCATTTGAATCTTCGACTAAGTTACCAGTAACGATTTCAAATGATGCTCCTTCGGAGCATCCTATTGTAAATCTTCACAGGTATAAAATTAAAATTAAGGTAAAATTACCTCCAAATATTTCTATACAAAATGTACAAACACCTATGTCAAAAATTCAATCTATAGACAACGAAGTAAAACACGAAGTAAAACACGATAATAAAACTAAAAAAAAGAAAAATGTTCTCTCTACTGAAAATAAAGCCAAATTATGGGATATTTTCGATTCCGATTTAAAAGACATAAAAAATAATGAACCATCTGAATTAGAATGTTTATACAACTCTAAAATAAATAATGAAATTGATATGTGTAATTTATGTGATTCACCATTAATGATTATGGATATCGGCTTTCCTACCTGTACAAATAAATCCTGTGGTGTCATCTATAAAGATACTTTAGACTATTCTCCTGAATGGCGTTTCTATGGTGCTGAAGATAAAAATGCAAATGACCCCACTCGATGTGGTAATCCTATCAATCCCCTTTTAGTCGAATCTTCATTCGGTTGTAAAGTATTATGTAACACCAAGTCTTCATATGAAATGAAGAAAATTCGTAAATGGACTGAATGGCAAGCTATGCCTCATAAAGAAAAATCATTATATGATGAATTCCAATTCATTACAACAATGGCTCAGAATGCAGGCATACCTAAAATATTTATCGACGACGCTATGATTATTCATAAAGATATTTCAGAACAAAAAATGTTTCGTGGTATGAATCGAGATGGTATTAAATCAGCGTCTATTTATTTATCTTGTAGATTAAACGGTTGCCCTCGTACTGCTCACGAAATAGCTGAAATATTTAAATTAGACAAAACCAGCGCTACGAATGGATGCTCGATGGCCGTGAATATATTACATAATATCGAACGTAATGTAGAATCATCACAGAAAACCAATTTATGTATTACTTTACCAAGTTCTTTTATTGACCGTTTCTGTAGTCGATTAAACTTTAATAGTGAACTTACGATGTTATCAAAATTCGTAGCTAATAAAGTCGAACAACAAAATATTATCAATGATAATATTCCTCACGCCATTGCGGCTGGTATTATTTACTTTATTGCATTTAATTGTAATGTTAATATTAGTAAGTTAGATATAAAAAATATTAGTGGTGTTAGTGAAGTTACCATTAATAAATGTTTCAAAAAATTGGAAATGATTAAGGATAAAATGATTCCTCAATGTATATTGGAAAAATATTATTAGTTATGATTGTTACTACTGTATTTACTATGGTATGTGGAAATAATATATATGTATATTTTAGGAATTCAAATACATATGTCACAAGAGAATATTACTATTACTATTGAAGAAAATCATATATGTAACTGTGAACCAAACGATACAAGTTTGCATATTTCAAATATGCAAACTAACGGTTCCATTCCACTCATACCCGCCCGAGAAACGGGCGGTTTGAATGCGCAATGGTGTAAAACCATTGAACACTGTCCTTTATGTCCAGGCGCTCATAGACCTCCAGATACTTCGAACAATACTACAACTGCTATGGTTACTCCAAAACTCGTTTTTATTATACCTTATAGAGACCGAGAACAAGAATATAAATTTTTTTCACAACATATGCAAAATATTTTAGAAGATATACCATCGAATGATTATAAAATATACTTTATTCACCAAACTGATAAACGTGACTTTAATCGCGGCGCTATGAAAAATATCGGATTCTTAGTTATCAAAAAATTATACCCCGAACATTATAAAAATATTAATCTTGTTTTTAATGATATTGATACTATGCCTTATTCTAAAAATTTTTTGAATTATGAAACCGATTTTAATAAGATTAAACATTTTTATGGATTTCAAAATTCACTCGGTGGTATCTTTTCTATCAAAGCAGGGGATTTTGAAAAAATATCAGGATTTCCTAATTTTTGGTCTTGGGGCTATGAAGATAATCTTTTACAAAAACGTGCTATCGACGCCAATATAAATATTGATAGAAGTGAATTTTATCCACCATTTGACCCCAATATTTGTCACATTAAAGACACTGCAACACGTATTGTAAATCGTAAAGAATTTGATAAATATATGAATGATACGAAAGAAGGAATGCACTCTATTTACGGTTTAGAATATAATATTGACCACTATACTGGTTTTATTAATGTCACTAGTTTTTTTACTGGTAGTGAACCAAAATCTGAATTTAATACCATTCACAATTTAAGAAAAGGTAATATTCCATTTAAACCACAGAATAGTATGCCTTTCACCAAAAAACGGGGGCAACCTAAATTAGCTATGTTTATTACATAAAATATGAATTTTCATAATACATATTTTATCGCTTTTCGGTCGCTTCGCTTTTCGGTCGCTTCGCTTTTCGGTCGCTTCGCTTTTCGGTCGCTTCGCTTATACCATTGTTTCTACAAATGTTTCCAATGTGTCTTTTGTTATCTTTGAATCAAATTCGATTTGTTGACCATCTTTCACCATCTTTACTGTTGGATATCCTTCTATATGAAATTCATTAATTACTCGTGTAACTTCTGGTGTTTCTTCGGTGCAATTTATATCTATACATTTTATTTTATATCCATTCACTTCCTTACCATCCATCTTATTCTTAAATTTTGTCCATTCAGGTTTTGCTGTTTTACAATGTGGGCACCAATCTACATTAAAAAAATATATCATTACTTCTGTAGATTGTCTATTTGCATTTGCGACATCTTTAAATACCGCATTTTTATCGTTTAGTGGTTTTACATAATATGTATCATATGCATATTTAGCAGCTATTGTAAATATAATCAATACTATAAATGCTATTATATATTTGGTATATGGTGTTATATACCTTTGTAACACTTCTACTATATTCGCCATTATATATTCAAATTATATATTTTTATTCTATTTTTAAACTAATATCAAAGTTCTCTAAATTGTCTTATGTCAAACAAAATATAAAGATTTTTATTATATTATTCTAATGAATTCTAACTTCTATTATATTACCATTGCTACGAAACCTCATTTGATTCTCGATAATATTATACAACGTGTCGAAACTCAAAATGAATCTATCATTGTTCTCGGGAAACACGAAAATCGCCCTATCGGGTGGCAATCCACCGGTAATTTCGGCATCAAACTAAAAGAAGTACAAGATTTTATTATGCGGCATGATGTAAAAAACGATGATATTGTTCTCTTCACTGATGCATATGATGTCATTTATGGTGGCTCTCGCGATGAAATCATTCGTCGATATTTAGCTTTCAACAAACCTATTGTTTTCGGTTGTGAAAAATATTGTAACCCCGACCCACGGCTTGAATCACAATATACGTTTCGTGATACCGAATTCCCTTATTTAAATAGTGGTCTATTCATCGGCCGTGTATGGGCTCTTTGTCAATGTATGGAAAAATATAAATATAATGATAAACACGATGACCAATTATATTGGACGCTTCAATTTCTCAATAAAACAGAACTCATCGGACTCGACTATCAGAACTCACTCTTTTTAAATACAGCAGGAATCTCTATCAATGATATTCATTGGGATGGTCGGTATGCTACCTATCGGGGACAAAATCCTTTATTTGTTCATATCAATGGGCCAGATAAATCCGATTTAAAATATTTTTTACCCACTACAAAGTAATGGGTTCCTATGGAAAATTGATTCCTTTTTATGATGGTAATAAAAAGGAATCAAACATAATGACACTTATCACCGATAAATCACAAATCACTCGATTAAATCTTTCCGACCAAGGCCTGTATGAGCTACCTGACCTCTCCGAATATACGAATTTATATTACTTAAATTGTTCTCATAATCATTTGGTTTCTTTGGTGGGTCTTCCTCCTTCTATAAAACTCATCCACTGTGCCAATAATGAAATCACTTCTTTAGATTCATTACCCAGAGGGGTGAAATGGCTTTATGCAAAATATAATTCACTTTCATCTTTAGATAATTTACCGGGTGACCTAGATTATCTAAATTGCTCGAATAATCTAGTTAGCTTTTTAGATTATCTACCACCAAAATTAAACTCTTTAAACTGTTCAAATAATACGATTACTTCACTTAACCATTTACCCTCTTGTCTTACCGTTTTGAATTGTAGTTCGAACCAAATCGAGAAGTTAGATGAAATTCCATCGACCATCAAATTTCTCAATTGTACAAACAATACGATTCGATTACTTAATTTCTTACCACCTAAACTAGAAGTACTTCAATGTACGAATAATGATATACATCGACTTGATTATTTACCATCTACGGTTTATAATGTTGTTTGTGATGAACATAAAATGATTTATCAGTTCGATGAATATTGCCAGTTTTTAACTTATTTTAGAACGGACTATACCCAATATGTTACCGTGAGTACTGATTTCGTGAAACCCCGAAATATTCATAAATTAAATAAATTCAAAATACTATATTTCAAATTAAAATACGGGTGGAAAATCGAAAAATTTTATTTATCTCGTAGAATGAACCGTATCAATCGATTTAAAGAAGAACTGATGATGACTATGTGGCATCCTCGTAATATTCCACGGTTTGCAGATTGGGGTGAATATGGCTTTATCGAAGATGATTGATAATACGCTTTATCTATCTTGGAAAATATACGAAGACGATATTTATTTAGTAAGACTTTTTTTATCATTCTATTATAGACCTTTATTAAGAAAATGCCCAAACATAATAAAACCAGAAAAAATAATAAATCCTATATTTTTACTCCTCAAGATTATGATAGCCCCGATGGCTTCCTCACCAAAATTTGGGGACCCAACCTCTGGCATACTCTTCATACGATTTCTTTTAATTATCCCGTAAACCCATCTCAAGAAACCAAAAAAAAATACCGTGATTTCATCCTCTCTTTGAAATATGTTCTCCCTTGTGGTAAATGTCGTGATAACTTTAAGAAAAATATAAAACAACTTCCACTCACTATGTCTTATATGAAAAATCGCGAAACCTTCTCTCGATATGTCTATGACCTTCACGAAGTTATCAATAAAATGCTATGTAAAAAATCGGGATTATCTTATGAAGATGTTCGAGAACGTTATGAACATTTCCGTGCCCGCTGTCTCACTAAAAAAAAACAGAGAACTTTAAAGAAAAATATCGAAAAAGGTTGTACCGAACCACTCTATGGTGTCAAATCCAAATGTGTTCTCAAAATTGTTCCTGATTCCGAAAAGTGTGATACCATTGAAATCGATAATAAATGTTTGAAATCTCGAGAACCTCAAAATATATCTCAAAATATATCTCAAAGTAATTTAGAAAAATAATCTCTTATTTGACAACAATATATAGTAAAATATATAACTTTTAATATATATAAATATTAGATGGATACTACACAAATTAAATCTATAATGGCTGATACGAATATTACAGAATATGATACCGATAATGATAATAAAAAATTAGAGAAAAAAGAAATCATTCCATTCTGGTCTAAAAATCCAAATGTTCTCTTCCAATCTCAATATATTCTCGAATTTTTCCCTATCGAACCTATGACATATGAACAAAAATTAAATGCTATCACCCGCACTGTTATAATATTAACTGTCGTTGGTTTCGCTTTATCACAAAACTTCAGACTACTTATCATTTCTGCTATCACTATCGGTGCTATCTTTTTAATACATTATTACCATGAAAAGGATAACGAAAAGAATGAATCCAAAAAAATAGTCAACCAATTAAAAGAAAACTTCGAGAACCCCGCACTCGATTATTTATCACAAAACAATATTCCTACTTCTTCCGCTGTTTTCGATACCCCATCTTCCACGAACCCATTTAGTAATGTTTTAATGACCGACTATGAATATAATGTCGATAAAAAACCTGCACCACCTGCATTTAATGCAAACGTACAGAATTCTATTTTAGATAGTGCAATGACCTTGGTAAGTGAAGCCAATCCCGACCAACCAGACATCGCCGATAAATTATTTAAAGATTTAGGAGAACAATTTGTTTTCGAACAGTCTTTACGCCCTTTTAGTAGTAATCCAAATACCACCATCCCGAATGACCAACAAGCTTTTGCTGATTTCTGCTATGGTAGTATGGTTTCTTGTAAAGAAGGTAACCGTTTCGCTTGTGCTCGTAATTTATCACGATATACCAATGTTTAAAAGAATGATAGTTAAAAGAATGATAAAAACGATAAAAACGATAAAAAGACTTTATAAAAGACTTTATAAAAGAATTATTTAGTATTCACTGATATTTTCTTATCATAGTATAATATAATAATATGTCATCCTATACGTTTCATAATATGGGTCGTATTGGTACGGATTCAACCGATCAATCTCAAAAAAATCTATATAATACACGTTTCGCTAATCATACTCTTTCTGATTTTTATAGTGCTCAATCAGCAAATTCTACCATTCAATTCGCTAGTGCTCAACCTACTATGGTTATGACCGGAAAAGCTCTTGGTAATGGATTAAATGGTGCTGTCGTCGATGCCGAATCTTTTCTTACGTTGAAAACCGAACAAGAACGTCCTTTAGATAAACTTCAACTTACTCCACGTCCATTCTTAACCATCCCTTATTTAGGTAAAGGTAGTTGTGACCCGGTCTTGGAATCTCAACTTTTACAAGGAGAACTGGTCAGTGATAAGAAGAGTGTTTCGACCATTATGGAACAATCTTTCAGTCCATATATAATGTATCCTACCGATAGCCAAATGGAAGAACGTGTCAATAATCCTGCATATACCGTACAAGAAGCCGCCCTTGATGGATGGGTTCGGGGTGGTTCCAATACCCGCCTATAATTATCCTATTCGTAAAATAATATAAATGGTTCATACTACTCTTTATATTATTCATGACCTTTAAAATCCTATATAACCTTTCTATCACTCCTAGCTATAATAATAATACCGAATATCGCCAATGTGTTCGAGAACTTTTTTATATGAAACCTCTTCCCAATTTAGATTCTGATATCGATGATGAATCCCGTGACGAAATGGACTTTGATGATTCTTCTATTGATAAGGTAATGAATGAATTATTTCAAGCCACTCGAGAACATCCTCTTTTTCGAGAACTTTATTTATTGGCCGCCGCACGTCTTATTTCCGAAGATCTAACCATGGGCCAAGCCGTCCTGTTTTCGTATGACTATTTAGAAGTCTTTCATTATTGTTTAGTCTCTTTCTTCCGAGAACCTGGCGATTTCAATGAAAACAATATCTTTTATATTGAATTAAAACGAAAACTGACTTAGGAATTTTATATTATAGTATAATATAAGATAAAATGTCTAGTACTCGTAATCGTAATACTCCTGGTGATTATAAATTAGAATCCTCATTCAATCAATCTCACGTAAATTATAATACATATGGCTCTTATGGTGTCCCTACCGCAAGTTATTTCCCCGGTGATGGTCTTGTTCAGGGTCGTGTCGCCTCTGAAAATTTATCGGGTAATGCGTGTGACATCGAAAGCTTTTTACGCGGCATTGGTTCCACGAATCTTGTGAATCCTCAACCTGAAGTTCGTCATGAAATTTATTCCTTGAAATCTTTATCGATTTTTGATAAAACTCCTTTGATTATTCCGTCGGACTTAGTCATTGATTCGAATCAACGCCCACTTCGTAATTAATAATTTCTTTGGGTGGTTCTATGTAATGGTCTTGGATTTGATTTAAAGGACGTATTTGTTCTCGGTTTTATAGTATGTTTTATTTCTTCTTTGAGAATTATTATTGGTTCTTCTTGTTGTTGTGGTTCTTCTTGTTGTTGTGGTTCTTCTTCTTCTTCTTGAAATAAAGGAAAATCCGTCTGGGTCTCTACATTATTCTGTATGATATCCGTTTTGATGATTTGCTGTATAGAATGTATTACAAATTCATTGGTGACCGCTTTTTCTGGCTTGGGGGGTAATTCATTACATTTTACAAAATCGATCGAGATATAGTCTTTCAATGGCTCTACCGAACCATTTGGTTTCACTTCTATCGGTATCCTTATATTCGCAAATAAATACTTTTTTTCCATATCTAAATATATTTTCCAAAATATATTTATATTGTTTTAGAGCCTATCAAATATTTATTTTACTACTTTTTCCATTTCACCAGTTTTTATATCATATATTAAACATTCATTATCCATTTTACCTATTAGTTTTTTATTTTCGGTTTCTAATGATTTACATACTCCAGCATCTTCTACCGTATCATCTATCGGTATATTATCTATTAATTTAAAATCTTTATATTTTGCTTCTTTTGCTGCCTCTTCTGCTTCCCTTCTACCTTCTTTCATTGTTCGTGTATCAATGAGTCGTAGAGCTATTTGTAATATGTCTGCATCTTTCATATTATTCGATTCAGATTGTTCCATAGCCGCCAATAACTCGGATAATAAGTCAATAATAGGATCTTCATTCTTATATTTGTTTCGATTAGTAAAGTATTCGTCAATACAATTAATCACATATGTTCCTTCAAATACAAATGAATTTTCTAACATATCAAATGTCTCTATCATAATAGCTATGATTTGTTTCAAGAAAGAGTCTTCGATATCATCCGATTCTGTTTTACTTAATGTATCTATCATAAATAAATTTATGATACTATCGATTAAATCTTCTTCGCCTTGCTTTTCGCCATTCTTTTCGCTTTGCTTTTCGCCTTTCTTTTCGCCTTTCTTTTCGCTTTGCTTGACGCTTTGCTTGTCGCTTTTCATTTCATCTAATGCGTCTATCATTATTGCATTTACCAAGTCATCCAATAGGTCTTCTTTGTTGCTTGCGACGCTTTCACCACCACCTCCAGATTGGGTTTGTCTCATATTATTATAATCACTCTTTTTAACTTCTTTGGACATTTCTTTGGGCATTAGTTCTTTTAACGCATCAACCAATACCAAATCTACTATATCGTCCTCGATTTTTTCATCTATCGGTTGTTGTATTTGTGCCATTAATTTAGATATTTTCTCTATTATTTTCTCCATTAATATATGATTATCAATAACAAATCCATCCAAAATAACTTCTTTATTATTTGATACCTTAATCGTATTATATTTTTTATTTATTTTATCAATAGTTTCAACCTTGTATGATACAGTTTTTATAACAATATTATCATTTTTTTTATATAGGGGAGTCCAATTTTTTATTTTGGCATTGATACCACTAATATGAATAATATTATTGAATTTTATATTAATAACTCGTAACAATAATAATATCTGCTTAAACTTTTTTAATCTATCGATATTCAATGGTCTTTCCTCTGGTACAGTGACGATTTGGTTTTTGATAGTTGGTGTATTCGGGTTATGTTTTAAGATCCCGCTAGAAACCATACTTAATTTATCAAAAATATTCTTAAAATTTGGAAGGCTAAAGAGATTACCTAGGGTTAACAATATTTTACCTTGTATATTTGTATTTACATTATTTGTATTGTTTGATTTACCGTTATTTGTAACCACTGTACCCTCTTTTTGTGTAACTAATTTGAGAGCAATGTCTAGTATTTCTGCCTCTTCTAATTGTCTTGCTAAATCTTTTAACTGATTTTTAGATTGCAATAGTTGTTCTCTTGCTTCACCTCTTGCTTCATCGTTGTTTATCATAAGGACTATTGCACGAAGAGCAGTAGTTATAAGGTTTTTATCTTTATCTATTGAAACCTTTTCATCATTTGATGCTAATAATACTGCGAGTTTTAGTATATCTTTATCTTCATTTGTACCATCAGGTGTCACGGTTGATGTTACTATTGGTCTCAATGTTGATTGGATTTTAACCGCTTCTGTTTTTGGTTCTGCTTTTACTAATTGTAATGCGGTTTCTAATATATTTATTAATTCATTGTTATCTTTACTTGTTGTTGTTGGTGTTATTGTTGTTGTTGGTGTTATTGGTGGTCTATTTTCACCTGTATTTGCTTCTGCTTCTTTTACGAATTGTATAGCGAGTTTTAATACTTTTGCATCGCCGTAATCAGTGGTCGATGGGATTATTGGTCCTGGGGGCGGAGGATGGTAATTATCATTTGACACAAAAACAACCGGGTTTACTTTCTTGTAAGTAAGAGGCGGAGGTATATTTGGGCCATTTTTATCTTGTTCTTTTTCGAGTTCATTTATAATCTTAGTTGCTATGGTTAATACACGTGTCTCTTCTTCTGATTTTGCGTCACCGAGTGCTTTTTCTGCTTTTTCTGCTTTTTCTGCTTTTTCTGCTACTGCTTTTTCTTCTAGTGCTTTTGCTTCTGTTTCAGCACCATTTATAATACTGATTGCTGTTTTCAATATTTTTGCGTCATCAATATTTGTCGATGGGGGTGGGGGTGGGCTTACTGCGATTTGAACTTTTTTTCTAGTTACGATTGGCGGTGGTAAAGGTAGTAATCCTTCTATATTTGTATCGTCGTCATCCTTTATTATACGTAACGAAGTAAGTAATGCTGTTTTATCAATATTTTTTATAAAAGCTTGGTTATCTTGTATGATTTTATTTTGTTTTTCTTTTTCAACTGCAAGTCGTTCTGCTTCTTCAATACTTTCTATCATTCTTGTTGCTATATTTAAGACTTTTGCTGATTCATTTGTTATGTTTTCTTGTTTCAGTCGTTCGGCTTCTGCTTTTGCTGCTGCTTTTTGTTTTTCGATTTCATTATTCTTTGGTTTTTTATTATGATCTAATTGTGTTAAAAGAGCGGTTTTAAATGTTGTCGCAAATCCACTAATTCCATCTTTTTTTGCGTCTAGTGCTTCTGCTTTTGCTTCTGCAAGTCGTTTTGCTTCTGCTTCTTCTGCTGCAAGTCGTTTTCTTTCTGCTTCTTCTGCTGCAAGTCGTTTTCTTTCTGCTTCTGCTTCTGCAAGTCGTTTTCTTTCTGCTTCTTCTGCAGCAAGTCGTTTTCTTTCTGCTTCTGCAAGTCGTTTTCTTTCTGCTTCTGCTTCTGCTTCTGCTAGTGCTTTTTCTTTTGCTTCTGCTAGTGCTTTTTCTTTTGCTTTTGCTTCTTTTGCTTCTTCTGCTTCTTGTTTGGTTATTTCATTCTTCGCGTTATTATGTTGAAGTACCGCAGCAGCTATGGCTGGAAATACTTTATTATCATTATCTAACGTGTCGTTATCAACAATATCAGTTTCATAATTATCACTATCATCATCACTACTAACAGAAACATCTTCATAATCAGTGACATTAACTATAGGACCATTTTTCACCGCATTTAAAACGCTCTCGCGGTTTATATCGGCAATTCTTTTTAATATATTTTGTATTGTTTCAATATTTCCATTATTTCCATTATTTTTATTCATTTATATATGTATTATATTATACCCGCATAAATTATGATAATATAATACGTATTATTATTCTTCTAAATTTTTCGATTCCCTTTTCTACTATATTTTCCTTCATTCTTTTCTCTTTTTCTTCTACTTTTACCACCTTTTGTTCTTTGATAATTATTATATAATTTATTTGCCTCTTTTTTCACCGTATCTAATTCTGGTTCGAAAACTCTATATTCTGATTCTAATGTATCATAATGCGATTCTAATTCACTATTATTAGTAAAAGTAGATAAGCTTTTTTCAAATTCAGCAATTATATTTGTCATAGTTTCTTGTAATTTACCAACCATTGTATTCAATAATTCTATCTTCATTTTTTCATTGATGCTTTTGGTTTTATGAATATAATCTATATATATTTCATATTGCCTTTTTAGATATGTCATTATAAACAATATAACATAATAATTTTTTGTTAAGGATAATGATTTGTCTTGGTCTATTTGTTTTTTTGTTATTTTATCGTTTATATCTTTTAAATTATTTTCATAATCAGTGGGGTTTTTTGGATTCATCTTTGTCATCATATCAATATATATTTTATTTTGAATTTTTTCGTACTTCTTTACATTTAATGCTGTTGTTAGAATTTGTTCTGGGTTTTTATATATTTTATCAGAGAAGTTATCTATTTTATCTATACCTAATTCGGTAATCGTTTTTTGAACATATTCCAATCCTAGCTCCTGTCTTATTGTATGATAAAATAGTTTTAATAATTCTTCTGTCATAACGTGCTTATTATATTCATCCTTACCGAATCTTTTTTCAAAGTCTTTTTTTATCAATGTTTTTAATAACCTTATATCATTTATATGTATTATACTATTATGATCCTGTATTATCTCATTCAATATATCATTTATCTTATCTTTATCTATTGGAATATCCACCGTATCATTTGTAATATGCTCGTTTTTCTTTTTTTTACCATCTTTTACACCCTTTGTATGTTTAAAAAAACGTTTTACCAATTCCTTCAATACGATTAAACATTTTATAATTTTTAGAAATTCACTTGTATATAATATTGACTCGAACGCGTGGATGTTAAAATGGCTTATGCATAAATCGCTATTTGCTTTAAAGATATTTAAATTATAAAATGCATATATCATCGGTTCTGCTGTTATTAATTCGGGGTTAATACTATTTTTATCTGTGTTTGTTATATTTATTACGTTTCCTACTTTTATTTGGGGTGGATTCGATAATATCAAATAGATCGGCATTATCTGTTCGTGTTTTTTTATCGGTTCATTGTTCATAAAAATTCCTTTTTCTTCTATTATCTTTGTATCTAGTTGGTCTATATTGATTTCATTTAAGCTTTCAATATCATCTTCATTAAACTCTATGTCTGATATAGATAAACCGTTCTTACATTGAAAGAGTGTTATTTTTATCACGGTGGCTTGAGGTATGGGAACATCGTAGTTAGAGGACTCATTCGAGCTAGTCGATAATTTTCTATCATTGGAGCCGTAAGTGGAAATCGAAAACGCATCACCTGGACCGTCTGAATCATATTCTTTATCTGACATATATATATTATATAACCTGCTATATAATATATTTATATTTTTTGTGGTATTATTAGACGACTAAATATTTTACCATAATGTTGTTTTATCTTTTTACTCCCCCTTGTACTCTTTTTATTTTGTTTTTTTTAAAATTAGTATATTTATCGCGAAGGTTTATATTTATCAAACCAATTAGTTCGGTAAAAAAAGGTAAATCTTTATCATTGTATATGTATGGTAGATTATATATGTTAGCCAGGTTGTCTATTTCTTTTAATATCTCCATTCTTTTTGTAAGGTCGTTAATTTTTATTTTAAATTTGCCATAATCGTTAACGTCTTTAAATATATTTATATTATCAATCATATCTGCATTTAACTTATGTAATATATCATAACTTCCTATAATATCTCTAATGCTTATTATAATTAAATGATAATCTTTTAGTATAGGGTTATTATCAATAGACTGCTCCTTATCAATATTTATCATTTTATTATATATTTGATTGATTTTATCACCCTTGCTATCATATCTTGATTGTATCGATTTCAAATACTCGATGGTTGATGCAGCGTTTAAGGCGTCAAGCATTGCCGTGTTTATTTTAGTAAATAATTCCAAATATTTCTTATACTTTTTCGTATTCTTAAATAAAATAACTTCTTCATGCGTGGGGTTTCCGTTTTCATCATAAGTATAGTCTGAATCCTTATCTATGGCTAAATCAAATTTTCTTTTTGAAAACTTTATTAATTTGGTTTCGTTATTCTTCTTTTCAAATGTCATTTCTATGACAAATGTTTGGTCGTTATTGAAGTCCGTATCATATCCGGTTGCTTTTTTCAAAATATCCTCTATATTCGTTGATTCTATTATGTGAATGTCGGCGGTTTTGAAGGATTCACATTGTTCGAGAGGTGTTCTGGTAAAATCTATCAACTTCATTCCTTTCTTTTCTATATAATATTTCATTATGATTTGTTCGCAATTGTCTTTTACTTCTGTATTCTCATTCATATATTATATATGATTTATATAATATATTTATATTTTTCGTGGTATTATTAGACGACTAAATCTTTTATCTTCTTTTGGTTCCTGCTTTTTTCATTTGTTTTCGTCTTCTCGTTACTATTGCTTTTACCTTTTTTGATTTATTTTGCTTTGCCTTTTTCATTCCTCTTTTTCTTCTGGATTTTTTTCCACCTCTTTCTGGAAGTTCTGGAAGTTGTTCAAATCTTTCAACAATTTTTGTTCTGTTTTCTTCATCATCTTCGTTAGGATTAATAATCCTATGTGCTTCTGCTGCTAATCGTTTCTTTTCAGCTTCTTCTGCTTCTGCTGCTAATCGTTTCTTTTCAGCTTCTTCTGCTTCTGCTGCTAATCGTTTCTTTTCAGCTTCTTCTGCTTCTGCGGCTAATCGTTTCTTTTCAGCTTCTTCTGCTTCTGCTGCTAATCGTTTCTTTTCAGCTTCTTCTGCTTCTGCTGCTAATCGTTTCTTTTCAGCTTCTTCTGCTTCTAGATCGGCTAATCGTTCTTCTTCAGCTTTTACTGCTACTGCTGGTGTTTCATCTGGTATTACAACTTGTGGTACTGCTGATTCTACTACTGGTGCCGCTAGTACAATTCCTACTTGTTTTATAAGTTCATCTGCGTTTTGAACTTTTCCATTATTATCTAATTTAATAACATTATTTATGTTCAAATCACCATCATTGCATTCATTCTCTTTATATTCATCTAAAAATTTGTCTCCTTGTTCATTGATTGATATTTTCATTTGAACACTTTTCTTACATTTCGTTGAAATATTTTCGGATAATGTAGAAACTGCTTTTGATGATACAGAATTTTGTGTGGCTGTTTGTTCTGGCTTATTCGTACCTAACACATTGCTCCATCCTTTAAACATTATTATCTATATCAAATCTATATATTATCCAAAGAAATTATCCATCTAAATATATTCGCTATATAATATCTTGTCCCCCTAAAATCATATAAATACGTTAAAACAAATACATACAATATATATATTTACTAAATGTCTCTCCATCCCACCTCCGCCTCTATCATTATCGCCTCCCATATTTCCAATCCAAAACGTATCGGCCATTTAATGGAATGCCTACATTCTCTCATTCACCAATCCGTTCCCATCGCCATCTATCTCTCCATCTCCTTCGAATCCACCGAACTCCGAGAACTTTTCGCAAAGACCTATAGCGAACATAAAGAACTCCAAACCGATTTGCTCCATATCTGGATAAAAACCACTAAAACTCCTCAAATGCTCCATATGCACGATTTATTACCTTTGATTTCTAATAAACACGAATGGATTATGTTCTGTGACGACGATGATACCTATGAACCCAACCGTGTTCTCGCTTTATTACAAACCATCCTCAATTGTAGTGTTCAAATCACCGCCTATCCCGGTAAAAAACTCGTCGGTGTCTATGAAAGCACTTTCGGGAAAGTTCATCAAGAACAACGCCACGAATTCTGGTCCTATTGTATCCATATTTCGATGCTTTCTCGTTTTATGGATGTCGTTCGGCCTTTTCCCGATATTTTACACCATAAATGTTGTGATGTTCTCTTCGGTGAATATTTACGACGTGTCGACCCCAATACGTTTCTTTATGGTACCGTTACCGATAAATACTATAACTACCGTGTCGATAATAACTCCGATAGTATCACCGGTGAAATACAACAACGGACGAAATTGGTTCGCCCTGCTCGGGAAATCACCGATTCGAATCGGGGCGAATGTGCAGCCGAACTCAATGAATATTTAAACCAAAATATCGAAATCTATATTCACGATACCTATGTTCGTACCATTATCGGTAATTCTTTCGATGAGATTTTACAGAACGAATTCAAAAGTGAATATTTGGTTTTACCGATGATTGATACCAAACATATATTGGATATTCACGACTATCATACTCGTCTTCGAGATGTCGCAAATCAATTGTATTTTATTAAGATTTAATTAGTTGTTGGGTGAGGGTGGGATTATGTATAGTTTTATATGA